ATTCTTGCCAGTCCAGTAGTTGTGTTGAACCATTTTACTAATATCAATATTTTCTTCTTTTAAAATTAATGCAGCAAGTTTTGCTCCGTTTTCGACTGACTGGTTATAGTCGCCGTCTAAATTTACACAAATTTCTATGCTTATGCTTTCTGTATTTCCTTTACCTCTGCCATCTCCTGCGTGCCATATCTTGAAATCGTGGTCGTGTGTTTGTATAGCTTCGTGGTCATCAACTTGCCAATGCCAACCATAACCTATACCACTTCTAGCTTGTAGTCTATGATGTGCCATAGCATTAGCACCAGCAGCGGTATTGCCTGTTTGGTGTATTGTTAGGTAGTTTTTAGGATTACCTCTCCCAAAACTTACACGATTAGAAACCGCATCTGATACAATTAATCTTTTAATATCCATAAAATCACTCTCCTATAAATCGCTATACTTTTGCTTTGTATAGTTTATTCTTTTGTTTAAAACTTCTCTATATGCTTTCATATGCTCTTTTTGATTAATCAAAAGTTCTATTTCTCGTCTATCTAATGGCTTTGTTTTTAAAGCTTTTTCAAGCTTAATTATTCTTTCATCTAATTGATTGTATTCTTGATACATTCTTTCTAAAAAATCAATTTTTTTCATATATTTTTTCTCCTATTTAAAGAAAAAATAAAGGGTATTATACCCTTTATTCTTCTTCTGATTCTGATACTTCTGGTAGTCCAGCAGTAGAAGTTAGTAAACTTAAAATCCCAGCAAGAATTACTGCACTTATAACTGCTTTTACATCAATTTCTGTAATTAATGTTGATGTTCCTATAAGAGCTACTGCACTTTGTGCCATTGTTTTAATCGCTCTTACTGTTGCTGCCTTAATCCATTTTTTAAAATTAAATTTTTTCATATTCTTATTCTCCTTTGTTGTTTTGAATTATTTTTTTGATTTCTTCAATTGCTTTATCAATCATTTGCTTGTTAGGATTGAATTGTCCAGCTTTAGCTGGTAACTTTATAACTTCTTTTACTCTTTCTTCAATCGTACAGTTGCCACCTAGAAGGGCATACCCTTCATAAAGTTGACGCAAGCAATAAAGTTCTTCGTTGTAAATATATTGTCTGTCTAAAATGTCGTTTGTATAATTGATTATTAGCTGTCTTAAAATCGACCTTATCGAGTTACTTTGCTTTTCATCTTCTAACTTCATTTTATTTAAAGCTTCTTTAAGTTCGCTCAATTCTTTTCTTAACTCTAAAAAGGTCTTTTTTAAATCTCCCATTTCCTTTTTCATTTTTTCAACTGTATTTTTTAAATCAACTACTTCTTGGTTAAGTCTTATAACTGTACTGTTTAAATTGTTAATAACCGTAACACCTTCATAAATGTTTTTTGCAAGTAATAAAATAGCACAAATTGCACTTGCATAACCGCCTATTTTTAAAATATCCACAATTTTGATTTACCTTCCTTTCTGTAAACGTTGAAATATACACAAATAGCCCAAAAATGCCCCTATTTTGCATTTGTTTTGTTTTTTAATACTAGACTATGCCTTAATTTATAAATATTCAGGTATTAATTGCCAATAATTAGATTTTTCGCTCGGTTCTTCTCCGTTCTTAACATCTTTTATTGCTTTGTATAATTCGTTATAAAATTTTACATAAGTTTTTTCTTTATAACTTAAATCTCTATAATAGTTTTCTGCTTTTTTGAAATTTTGTTCCCATTCTGTATTAATTTTCTTTTCGGGTTGCTTTTCAACTGTAATTTGTTTCCAAAAATCAAAGTCAACCAAAGGCATATTGTTATATTTTGCTGTATGAGATTCTTTACAATAAAAAACAAGCCCTGCATAATTGACATATTCGCCCTTTGTAAAAGGTAAGCCCTCTTTCCAGTCTCTAAAAAATTCGGGATTTTTTGCTTTTTGCTCGTCTGTTGAATTTTTGATAACAAAATCTAAAAGCCTTTCTGTTTGTTGTTGTAGTTTTTCGTCTGGTGTTTTTAAGACTTTACAAAATCCCACAACTTTTATTAATTCGTTTTCAATAGTGCTAACATCACTTGCCACAACCTCTACATAATCGGAACGTCTTGCAACAACTTCATAACGTTCCTTTCCGTTTACAGCAGATACTTTGATTATCACTTCTGAAATTTCTTTTTCTTTTTCCATAATTTCATTCCTTTCTATTAATCTATAAAAAATATCGCTCCGTCAAAATTCGCCCATTTTTTCCACTCGTCAACATTTCCGCTTACTCTAACAACGTCGCCGTTTGGCTTTACCTTTGCATTTGCTATGCTATAATCGTTAAGTAATACCTTTATATAACAAGCTTTTTTTGGTACATATTCAGTCGGCAAAGTAAATAGAGGAACATCCCAAGTAGTAGAACCGCCTTTTATTGTTCCTTGAAAATGTACTACATTTTGAACGTCTTTAAAAAATCTTAATGATCCAGTTTCATCAAAACTACTAGACCAACCATTTTTTAACGTTGCATTAATTACTTGTTTTTTAATGCCTTTATCAAGTTCAATTTCTTTTCTAAATTTTGTAAACAAGTTAATATCAAAAGTATTTTGCAAGCTTGCTTTGATACCAACTGCAAGTCCATTTCCGCTGTTTAAAAAATCTACTAAACTAAAACTTGAAGTTATGAAAAAGCTTTGAGTTGTAGTTGTGAAAAAGTCTGTAATTGTGAGCCTAAATTCATAGTCTAAGTCCGCACTGTTATTGTAAGCAAGCATATTTGTTGTCAAAACTTTATCTGTGCCTTGCTGAATAGTAACCCAATTTGAAGTTCCTATTTGTCTTCTTTCAACTTTCCAATTGCAAGGATTTTTGCTTGCAATACTTGCCATTTTAAAGTTTCGCTCTATTGTTACAGTTCGCTCATCTTTTTCTAAACGTTGACCTTTAAAGTTGTTGATACTCGGCAAAAAGTATGGTTCAACCGTTATATTTCTAGTAGTTGAAAAAGTCTTATTTCTGCTATCTGTTGCAATTATTTTTATTTCTACTGTTCCAGTTGCATTAAGTTCATTAGTAGTTACATCAGCACCGAAAAAAACTTGATTTGCAGCAAGTATTTTTATATTTTTAATTGTAGAACCTTTTATTCCTTCAGCAGTAGTTTTTATATTTAATTTTGAATGATTTTGAACATAAACTCCTAATGTTTTTGTTTTAGTATTAGCATCAACAATTTCAACGTTTGAAATAGAAGGCTGTATTGAGTCTGGAATTTTAAAGTACCAACCTTTGCTATAAACTATTTCGCCAAACATTTCTCCGTCTTTATAAGTTTTTATTCCAAAATCTATATACATTACATCATTGTTTGGTTGTAAATTTATATAATCAAGTGTTGGTACAAATTCAATATCTAAACTACTTGAATTTCTTGCTATATAGTGCCAGTTACTCGTCTTTGTAGCATCATCTCCATAGATTATATACCAGATGTCGTGTGTGATATTTCCGCTTAAAAATTTGTCAACGTGTAAAGTGTGTAAAGAGTTTAAATATCGTGATCCGTCAATTGTGTTTTTGATTAAACTCATTCTAGGAATTTTATCAAGAATTATAGTATCTGAACCACCATTAACTGTGCCAACATATCTTCCGTGAATATTTGCATTAAAGGTTACTATACTTGATAAATTTACTGATTTTGTACCGTCTGAATTATGATAAATTCTTTTTGTAAATTCGCCCAGTTTTAAAGTTTGATTTCCATTTGTGTATAAGCTTGAATTAATGCTGTAAGCTGTATTGTCTATATATACATAATGAGTTTTTGTTGATATAGATAGATTGTATCTATATCCACAAATTAAATACAATTTTATTGTTAAATCTGAATAGTTTTCTTCAACATTTTGTGTTGCTGCCCATTCAGTTTTTACTGTATAACCAGTTATTCCATTTTGATAACTTCCACTTAAAGTCATTATTCAACCACCTTTCTTATACTTAAATTACCATTTGAACGTGGCACAATTTCAAAATTACCTATTCTCAGCGAGTTGATAATGTAAGCATCTGTAATATACAATTTATTTTTTGACAAATAA